GTAGGGGTGGGGTGTCCTTAAAAAAGTTTTGCTTTTGTTTTTTGCGTTGGTTGCCTAGCCTTGATCCTCGGTGAACGTTGCACTGAGCGCAGCTTCCGACGAGGTTGTCTCTGTCGTATGGGTCTCCGCCTTGTTCCTCGATGACGACTAGCGGTACAAGGTGGTCGGCGTGTTTGGATTCTCTTTGTTGGCACCAATGGCATACGGGTTCCTCTTGTAAGACTTGGAGTCGTAGCTTCTTCCATCTTGCGGTTCCGTAGATTTTGCTGCTCATCGGGTTCCGTCTCCGTCACAAAACGGACAGCGTTCTACTTCGTCGATCCCTACGAGGCTGTAGCCGTTGCCGTTGCAAGGTGTGCATAACTTTTCCGGGTAGTAAGTAACTGTAGAGATTCTTTCTTTTGTTTCTTCTTTGTAGTTGTTTCTTATGAAGCCGGGTTTCCCGTCGTCGGATAATCCGTCCTCGGTAGTGGATAAATTGAGTGGGTTATCCCCATCTTTTCCTCTAGGAGTGTCGTAGATCACCTGATGCCATCCCCAACGTCCGGTCTCTGAATCTTGGATTCGTGTACGGACTAGATATCCGGTCGCTTCGAGCTCCTGTAAACCGGTTCGTACAGCGTCTCTTCCGTCCGGTGCGACGGTTGATAGATACTGCGAAGAAATCCTCCAGTTATCCGGTAACGACAGCAGATAGGCGAGGATTCCTCTCGCCTTGTATGAAAGCCTCCGATCTCGGATCGTTTCGTTTCCGATCACTACGAATCGGTCTCGACGTTTACTTCTTACGATCATCTTTGTTTCGCTCCTCGTACATTTCTTTTAGTGCTCTGCAGCGAGCGCACAAACCGTTTACCGGGTACTGGTGCGACCTGTTGCACCTAAAGCAGCGTTTCGACCATGCCGTCATGCGTCTGCCTCCAGCTCACGGACTCGCTGCCTAAGCTCCTCGTTCTGCTCATGTAACGCAGTAAGGGTCGCTCGTCCACGCTCAAATAGTTCGCCGTGTTCTGCGTAGGTGCGTCCGACCTCTTCCATCGTTTCGACGTACAGCTCTAAGAGCTCGGTTTTTGTCATTTGTTCGAATTCTTCCTCGGTTGGTGTTCTCATGTTGCTCCTAATCGGGTTTTGATCGTTTTCCAATCCTCGGGTCTCCAAAGGTGGTATTCGGCTCCAGCGTCGAGCAAATCGTTTCCCCATTTCTTTTGATCTTCGCTGAGACGGCCGTGAGTGGTCTTTAGTTCGACGAACAGTAAGCCTCGCTCCGGATGTACCAAAACGAGATCCGGGAAGCCTGCAGAGCCTTGTAGGGGTGTCGAGTAGTTGTTTCGGTGGTCTCTAACGGTGCGAAAGTGAATCCAGCGCCAGCCGGTGAGTGTGGCTAGCTGGCATAAAGCCTGCTGGAATTCTTTCTCCGTTAGTTGCCCTGTAAGCGATCTATTTCGGCTCGACATAAGTCGAAATCCTCGAAAGCGTCAGGGTTTGCACGTTGCCCGGTTCGGTTCTCCAAAGTGTGCAGGAAGCCGATCATTTTTTCTGTGGGTTTCCCGGTTCGTTTTACTTGTACGTCCGGGAAATGGTTCGGGTCTAACGCCGGGTCTCGTCGAGCTTTAACTTCGTTCTCCGACGCTATGCCTTTTTCGATACCGAAACCCAAATAGCCGAGCGCCCGACCGAGCGCCGATGTCATCCCTACCGCTAGCTCCGAGTCTTTCGTGAACGGTGTTTTACCGGGGTACGGTTCCAACACGGATCCTCTGACCGGTCGCTCGTCGTCCGGTGTCGTAAATACCCAAACGACACACTCCAGGAACGCTTGGTTTCCGAATTGGCGAACCTCGTAGCCCTCCTCCTGAACCCGGAGATCCGGGAAGCGTTCGAGCGCCATTATGAGACGTTCGTTTACCGGGGTGTAGTTCTCTAAATAGCTCATCGGCTCAGAGGTGTTTCTAGGACGTAGCGTTGTCCGGCTACAGAAAGCGTCCACGCAAGCGCAGCGTTCCCGGAATCGTTAACGACGGATTCCTGCCAGCCTGACTCGGGATCGAGCGATGCAACAATAAACGGGTTTTTCTTGTCTCGGATCGTGCGGATCGCTCGTCGAGCCTGTTCGTGACGTTCGAACACTCCACGATTGACCGCTTCGCTAGCGATTTGGTCGTCGCTTGCTTTCCAAAGATCAGAAAGGATTCGCAGGATTTCGAGGTGGCTATCTTGGAGCGTGAGATTTAGCTTCTCAGCTGCCATCCTCGATGTCTCGGGGTCGGTGTTTCGGTGATATTGGTGGGAGCTCATTATCTTTCCTTTATTTGCAGTAGTCACCGGACGAATACCACGGTTGGAATCCGCATCGGTAATTGGCTTGTATTGCTTGCTCGTACACGATCCAGCGAGCCACTAAAAGGTTGACCGCTGGAGTGTAGAGATCTTGACAGCTGTAACCGAGAGCTTCGATACGTTGCCCGTGAGCCGTCCAATTGATTTGGAGGAGCCCGTAATCTCCGGAGCAAGTAGAGCCGTCGCTATCTGTTCGGTGGGCGAGAGGGTTGCAGCCTGATTCGTTTTCGGCGATCTCGCCGAGGGTGGCTAAGTGTTCTTCTTCCCATCCCATAGAACGAGCCGATCCCGACCAGTTACCGCATAGATAGTCGACTAGCTGTGCAGTAGTGGTCGGGATCGAACCCGATGAAACATTCCCTATGGTGCTCGTCGTTGCCGACGTTGTAGGAGTGTAGTCGGAGGGTGTTGTAGTTGTCGAATTCCACGATGCAACTATTTCGGGTTGATAGCTCCAAGCCTGTTCGGTGAGCTGCCGATCTAGTTCGGCTTCGGAGGGGAGCTGCGCAAGCCCGAATAGGGACGCAGCGGACACGACAACGGTAACGAGGAGTTTCATTACCAGCTCCCGGAAACGATCGCTGCTTTTGCTTCTCTGAGCGTTGGATACCATCCGCCGAGTTCTTCCATGAAAACGCCGTGTTCGCATACTTTTCGCAGATCCCATCCCGATTGGGTCGAGGTGTATCTATCAATGCACCACTCAACGGTTATTTCTGCGCCGTCATACTCTTTGTCCGAGCACTTGTGGCAATGGAAATATCTTGCTGGATTTTTGGTCTCGTAGATACCGGTTCCGTAGAGACCGGATTCGATTTTGTGGAACGTCGGAGCTGCTGTGTTTTGTTTCATGTAGACAGTAAAGCGGATTTTCCGCTTTTTGTCAACTATCGAGTAGCGCTCCCCATGTTTGTTTACCGCAGATTCCGTCCACTACTAGACCTCGGTCGGTTTGGAATTTCCGTACAGCCTTGTCCGTAGCGTTCCCGAAATCCCCATCCACAACGATCAATTTTTTGCCGGTCGAATTCTTGTATTTAAGATTCCGGAGAATGGTTTGCATGTCTTTGACATCGGCTCCGGAGTCGCCGAGACGCAGCGTCGGTCGCTCTTTCGGTTTCGGAGGTGCAGCGGAGATCCGTTCCTCGACGGAGCGTCCGTCTCCCCATCCTGCCTCGTTCGTCTCAATATGGAGGTGGTCGTTACGTCCACCGGGTGGACGATTAATCCAGCCTCGGCCTACCTGCCAATAGCGCCGATCCCAATAATCGTGAACACGCTGAATAGACAGAGCTTCGGCGTTTTCAATCAGAAACGGGATCACTTCGGTTTCGATCACTTCTCGGCTCGGTGCGTTCCTGTAGCTCATGTCCTGAGCTGCGCCGAAAGCGTGAGCGCTCCAGCGTGTACCGCCCCGGATCATGCGCACCCCGTAACATCCGAGATCCTCTAAACCCCATCGGGAATGGCAGTATTGGAGGATCGCCCGGACGTTGGGGGACGGTTTGTTAAACGGTGCTCCGGGTTTGCGTCCGTCGTGCCAGTTTGTGTAGCTCATTTTTTCGCTCCGATGATCGGGGAAACCGATTTTCCTTGTTTCGCTGCGATTCCGTTACCGACCGCATAGCCGAGGATGGTTCCCATCATGCCTGTTCCGGCTTCGGTTGGGATTTGTCCGACCGCTAAAAGGACGGTGAGACAGATAAGACCGACGAGAGCGATCAGCGCTTTAGACGGATTTTCGAGGTTCATTGTGTGTTCGCTTTCTGCTTTCTATTCTTGAAGTCCCCAAATACCGATAGCGGTGATCGCTAAACCGATAAACACAAGGATCGTTGCGCGAATCATGTCGGTGGATCGGGGAAATCGGCGGTTGCTGCTGGTGTCCAAGTTGCTGGAAAGTCACGCAACTGTTGACGGTAGGTTGCCCATGCGTCACGGTCTACTGGTGCGTCTGATACTTGTGTCCAGTCAGACGTTGCCAAAAACCCGTCACGTTGTAAACGCATACGGGTTTCATATTGTTCTGGGTTGTCGTCTGGCAAATCTAAACGAACAAGCATCAGCCCTCTCCCATGTCAAAAACTGCGTAACCAGTTGTCCTGTTAACTGAACTTGCATTATCGGCGCGACAAGTACCTGTATTAGTTGACGCTTGAAATTCCCAAGTGTAAGTCCCTGCACTCAAAACTAGGTGACGTGACGCCGACTGAGACATAACCCCACCTACACCCGTGTACGCCCGAATCATGGTGATAATTTGATCGCTAGTAGACGGTTCCAACACAAAACCATAAACGTTCATTGGGTTTGTGCTAAACGAATCAAGTTCACCAAACCACATCACCGCCAAAATCTGGCGAGTGCTATTCAAAGTAAAAGTAGCGTTTCCATAAATTGACGGTGTTGTAGAAATAGTGAAATCAGACGTAGTAGACCACGAAATCAGTTCACCGCCTGCTAAATCGTTCATGTCTGCTGCTGTGAGCACATCACCTGAAGAATAAGGGAAAGCCATAGTCATTTATCCTAATCTGTTCGTGTCCAACACGCCGAGAGTATTGCTGTCCAGCTGGAAAGTTTGATAGTTCGAAGCCGGTACGAGCTCGCAGGTTATGGTCGTGTCTAACGGTGTTGCGTTAATTGTTCGTCCGTAAAGTACGCAAACATCGGTTAGAGCGCTGCTTGCCCCGGTCGGCGTGTATTCGACCGTCGCGACATTCCAGAGCCCGGAACGGATATCGAGGAGATCAGCGAAACGCTCATAGGCAGGATCGGCGCATTGTCCGGAAACCGTCGAAGCTTTAAGGGTGATCCGGTCTACTGCGTAGCCCACATCGTCGAACCGGTTTGCCCATCGTGTCGCAGCTTCTAACGATTGCGTATCGGTGTAGGTCGCAGCGTTACGGAAACCTACAGCGCTTTGACCGTACTTTGAGATCGAGGAGCTCGATTCGGCGGTTTGTTTTGTTGCACCGGTAAACGTTCCCTCGAAATCGGCGTAGTTTCGCATCTGTTTAAAGTTGTAGCCGGTGCGAATCCGGTTCGTCGTTAGTTGTGTTCCGGTTGGACTCTCCACGAATTGGAACTCGATAGGAGCGTACTTGTTAGTCGTGTCGGTGCCTGTCCGATTCATTCCTACAGCACTAAAAAACACGACGTAATCGGGATCGTAGATCGCTCCGGGTTCTCCGCTAAATACCATTTCGGTAGGCCAAACGTGGCACATTTCGACCGGAAGAATCGAATTATTTACGACCTCGCCGACCGTAGCTGTAGCGAGAGGGATGTAATATTGCTGTGTTTCGGCGGGACTTAAACCCGGTGTTAACACTCTTGCGTTAGTGCCACCATAAAGACCTAGCTCCACTCCGGGTACTAAACCTCCGGGACTGCCGTGATACATCGTCCGGAACGCTCCGCTAGCGCTCAACGTGCTCGGTGCGTAATAAGCGCCGATGTCCGCAGCTGGTACACGACCGGAAATAGCCATAAAATCGAGACAAGAAATCGTTACGTTCGACGTTACGCCGTCGTCTAAAACGTCGAATTCTTCGATCGTGCCAGTAAACACCGGAACGGTTTCGCTCGACGTTCCGTCGGTCACGGTCGCTGTGATCCGGACAAGCTGAGAGAACCAATCGACAGAATCGTAGGTTCCTCCAGCGTTCGGTGTTAATTGGCCGTCATTGTTGCGGAGCGTTATTGCTGCGTTTCCGTAGCCGAGAGCGCCACGCTGTAAACGTTGCGTGACGTTGAGACCGGCTGTCCGGCTCGAGAAATCGGTAAACGATCCTTTAGTGCCGATCGAAACCGTCCAAGAGGTAGAAATGGTCATCGGCGAGTGGTGTTTCCTGTAACGGTTGCCGGGATGGAACCTCTGGAACGTACGAAACCGTCCATCGCAGCTGCTACGTCTTGTTCGGATACTCCACTCGGGAAATTGTTATTTATCACGACAGCGCCCTGCATACCGTCGGTGACTCCGAGACCGCTCTGGAAACCGAGTGTGTTCGGTAGGCCGAGATCGCCGAACGTCACCGGGATGTTGAGTCCCTGAAAGCCGGGAGCGAAACCGTTTTTAAGGTACTCATCGACAGCAAGCATCAGCGTGTAGGCGCGTTCTAGGTCGCCGGTGTCGATCGCTATTTTTAGAACCTCAAAGAAAGCATCGTTTAGATCTTCTCGTTCCGATCGGAGATCTCGGAGCGCTTCGTAGGCTTCGTTTTGTGCTTCTTTAAAAGCTTGCGATTCGAGCGCAGCGTTTCCGAGCTGCTTTTCGATCTCTTTGATATCTTCGATGAATTGTTCGGTTGCTTGTTTGTTGTCGAGCTCGTCGAAGAATTTATCGAGCCGGGTCGTAGCGGTTTCGATTCCCTCGTTTAACGGATCGAAAGCCTCGTTTACTCGTCCGAGGGTTTCGGTAAATTTGTCTGCCTCGTCTTGTAATTCGATTAGACCCTTGTCGAATTGGAGGAACGTTTGCGTAGCTTTGTCTGTTGCGTTTTCGGCTCTTTTGACGTATTCCGTGAGCTCCTCTACTTGTTTGGCTGCTTCTTCGGCCTCGTCTCCGAGGTGTCCGAGCTCCGGTATGTCTACTCCAGGGATCTTGTTTAGGAGGCTTATTACTTTGTTGAGTCCGTCAATGATTTTATTGATCACCCATTTGATCCCGTCCCAAGCGAGATCGAACGCTGCTTTCATGCCCTTAATGGCTAGGCCGATAATGTCAAACTTTTTCTGCAGCACGACAAACAGAGCGATCAAACCTGCTACAGCGATAACGATGAGCCCTATCGGATTCATAGCCATGACAGCGTTAAAAGCTGCCGTGACCGCTTTAGCGATCATCGTTGCTGCGTAATACGCTTTCATCGCAAAATTAACTGCCACGATCGCACTCGCAACGGTGCCGAGCGCTATTCCGAGACCGATCACTACCCCGGTGTGGTCTCCCATAAATTCGAATAGGCCGATTAAAACCGGGATCACGACATCGACGAGCGGTAGTAGCGCCTGTCCGATGGATTCGGCCATCTGCGAGAAACCTACTTTTAGTTTATCCGTAGCGTTAGCGGTAGCTTCTCCGGTGCCTCCTACCTGCTTTTCGATCGCTTTTAGGATCATGTCTTGCGCTTCGAATTGTTTACCGGACTCGACGAGCGTCGTAATGAGCTCTTTTTCTTGTTCGGTGAACGTGACACCGGAACGAGAGAGCGCTGAGAGACCTTTAATTGGGTCGTTAAGCGCCTTTCCGAGCTGGATAGCGTTTGTCTCTACGGAACCGAAACCGGCTGCAGCTAGATCGATCGTGAGCTGCGTAGCACGATCGAACGCTCCCCCCATTTCGTCGGCGGATTTAGCGATTTCTCCAAACGTTAGGAGGGATGCTTGCGCTTGTTTGATTTGGTTTTGATCTACACCGGTGAGTCGTGCTGTCGCTTCGGCTTGTTCGATCAGTTTTTTTGTTACGTCGGCGGACGCTTCACCGAATAAACCCATTGATTCGGTTACTTGGCGGATACGAGCGTTCGAGGTTGCTGCCTCTTCGCCTGCGGAGATGAATTTTGCTGCAGCTCCGCCGAGCGCAGCGAGTCCAGCGACCGCCGGAACGAACGCTTTTTTCATGCCGAACGCAAATTTCTGTCCAGCGGTTTCTAATTTTGCGAAATCTCGTTTCGCTTGGTTAACGCCTTTAGGGTTCCAATCGGAAACGAGGGGAATTCTGATGCCACTAGCCAATGAAATACGCCTGCTTCCTGAATTCTTTCTCTACCTCTTCGATCGCTTGTTCGAGCTCTCGGAATACTGTAGGCAGATTTTTAAAGACCGCCGGATACATAGTTCGGGACGCGTCTTTACCGGTTTCTCGTTTAATTTTGTCGATCATGGCACGACCGGAAGCGGTTTTACCTCCGGCTCGTCCTGCCATGTCAACGATCGAACCGTGAACGCTGCTCTGGAGAAACGTTAAAAGAGGGATCGTCGAAGAGTCGCTGCGTCCCTTGTAAGCGATTTTGATTCCTCGGGCTGCAGCGTTACGCGTGTACGTCCCGGTTCCTCTCGGCCAATTCCCCCAATTGTTAAGAGGGGAGGCTGCGGGTAGGAGGCTTCGAGCGGTAGTGACGAGCGGATTAGCTGCGTCTTTCATCTGTTTTTGGATTTCTCGACGTAAACCCGGATCGAGCTTATTGAGACGGACGATCGTGTTAGATAGCCCATCGGTTTTGACCGTGAAATCTAAGCTCATCGTTTCCTCTTCTGCTCTTCTGCTAAATCTGCGAGTGTTGCGAGATCCTCTAGTTCGAATTCGTCTCCGCCCCAAAAACCGGTAGTTAAGAGGAGCTCTCCGAGGAGCCGTCGGACGGTTCCTCTTGGGTAGGGTTTACCTCTTCGCTGCTCACGATCTCTAAATCTTCGATTCGTTCTACGAAATCGTCGAACACGGCCGGAACGGTAATTTTTTCTTTTTTGGAGGCTTCCCAAGCGAGGAAACAGATATCTTCCATTCCGATTCCCTCTGCAAGCTTCGAAGCCTTAGTTTTAAATTTGCGTTCCCATTTAATTATCGAACCGATACCGGTTTCGACCTCGTAAGCGCCGGAACCGATATCGACTCGAATTCTGAATTTAACCATTGTGGGAGCCTTTCTAGGTGTTAGTTAATTAGGCGACAGCGCGTGAAAGCGCGCCACCTGCGAGGGTGATTGAAACCGTCTGCAACGTTCCAACCGATGAATTGATCGGAGTGAATGATGAGAGGAAACAATTTGTGAGCGTGTAAACCGGGTTATCTGCTGCCGGGGTTGATCCGGTCGCTCCGATAACTGCGTTAAATTTTGTTCCCACCAAACCGTCGAGGAGCGCTTCGATTTCTCCGGCTCCGTACGAAATCATCATTTCGATCGTGATTTCGTTCGCTTGTAGTCCTGCGGTGTATGTGCGAGCTGCGGAACCAAACGCAGTGTCTTCCAACTGCTCCACCGTCGAGGTGACGACGGCCGAGGTGCATTGGTCGGTTATGTCTGTCGAGTCGAGCTCGACGTATGGGTTAGCGAGGACGCTAGTCGTTGCCATTGGTTAACTCCTTTTTGTGGCGACTCTTACTGTTAGGTCGATAGTTGGGATCTGTTGCTCTCCGATGAGAACACTAGACGGATTAATAGTTGTGATTCCTCCAACGTTTTCGTGTACCACGTCGGCGTTGGTAAGTAACCAATCCGAGGCGTCCTGATTACCCGGTGGAGGAGCAAGTAAACGAACCATGATCGTCGCGTCAATGATGTTCGAATTGTATGCAGCGACGGTCGGTAGCTCAACGAACGCTGTCATTGGTCGAGCGTTCCGAGGGTCAGTAACGACGTTCATTCCTGCGCTCTGTAACCGGCTCACAACATTGTTGTAAGCCTCAGCGAGAATTCCGGTAGCGCTCATCGTGCTTTAGGTTTGTTTACGCCGAGGAGCTGTCGGATTGTTCCCATTGAGCCGAACGGTAACGCCCCGGTGGAGAGCTGCTCGAACGATTGGTAAGAATCGACGGAGCCTCTTTGCCGGTAGTAGATCGCGCAGAGCTGGATCGTTCCTAGTTTCGCCGAGGGTGTCGGCGAAGAAAGCGGAGAATCCTTGTATCCGGCTTCGTATCGGAGCCGGTACGCATAAGAATTTCCAGCGTCTACGCAATACTCCAAGAAAGCAAGATCGTTCGCTGTTGAGGTTTCGATCCCGAGCCAGACTTCTACGTCGTCGATATCGCACCACGACACGGAAGCCGATACGACACCGGTCGCAGCTTCTTCGGTGATGTTGGCGAGATTATGTACGTCATAAGTGATTTTGTTTGTGACGGTGTTAACGCTCGTTAGCTGGTGAACTCCGTTTACTTTGTTGTAAGCGGTTCCGGTTACTACGACCATTTGACCGGACGACAGCAGGGACGCGTTATCTACTCCGAGCGTTACTACGTCGCTGAGAGAGGAAACGGTTTGTATGTTTGCCATCGTCCGGTCTTATGGTTCTAGTAGGGGAGAGCTATCAGAAAGTAGCGTCGGGTCCGAGGAAACGGATCATGTTTACATCGATCACTTCGCAAGCGACGTAGCCACGAACCGAAACTTGGACTCCGAGCGTTGCTGCGTTCTGCACTTGGAGGAAGCCCTTGTACTGCTCGTAGAACTCGATTCCTCGGGTATTCATGAGCCAGAGGTATTCGGTCGCTGTCTTGTTTCCGACGGCTTGGGTGCTGACCTGATTCGAAACGACGAGCTGCAAGCCGAGCGGGTTACCGGTGTATTCGGTAGCGCCTCCGGGCAGGTTGCCGATTCCGTTGATAGGTGAAACCTGTGGGAATACTGGACGACCGGACGAATCGACGAGCGATCCGAGCGCGGCCCATTTTGCCGGTGACACGACAAGAGCGTTCGGAAGATAGTTTCCGGTTTGTGCGATCGAAGCTGCAGCGGTGTAAATATCGCCGATGATCTCGGTAGCTGAGGTGAAATCGGTAACGATCACTTCCTGCGTGTTCGTGACAGCGGAGGCAAGCTGCGTTACAGCGTAGTTCTCGGTATCAAGAGCGTAGGCCGAAGCCTGATCCTGAACGAGTGCTTCCAACATGCTCGGAGCCGACCAGTCGATAACCTGCTCGGAAATTAGGTTGGTTGTGCCAATCGTCACTTTCGGGAAATTCTTTTGTGATACTGCAACGTCAGCGCTGTTAAGTGATGCGAGCTCTGCCGACTGAGCGTCCGCTACAGCGTGAGAGCTCAAATAAGGACGGTTAAACGATGATCCCTCTACTGGCAGCGCTCGAACGCCGAGAGCTGAAACGACGGGACGACGAGCGTCAATATCGTCGTAAATTGAGCCGACGACCGGGGTCGGAATTGAGCCGTCAGAAACGACGACATCTCCGGTGGCTGCACGGATGTTGTCGTTCATCTGATGCCAACGGTGCCCACCCTCGCGCATCGCTTGGATGTAGTCGCCGATTCCTGGCATCGAGAATTTCTTAGGTGACGCAAAAACGGTCGGGGTTGGGATTACTTCTGGAGCTGCAGCTTCGACAGCTGGAGTCTCTTCTGAATGGTTTTCCATTGTCTCCTCCTCGGAGTGTGGTTCGGGGTTGGTGTTTTCTTCTGTCTCTGCGTCCTCGGACGCTGCGACTTCGGAGATCTTCGCTGCTTTAAAAGCGGGAGAGTAAACGACGGAAAGCTCTTCCCACTCTGCGGAGCGGATTACGAGTGTTCCGTTTTCGTAGTCTGAATCGGTCGGAGTAATGCCGATCGAAACAGAATCGAGAGCGCCCATCTGGAGGAGCTCTAAAATGTCGTCTCCCTCAGAGGTTTTAGCGATTTTCGCTGAGAACGTCATCCCGTCCGGGGTCGAGGTGCGTTCGGTTACTAAACCGATGACTCGGGTCGGGTCGTGCTCTGCGAGGAGCCGGGGAGCTGCTCCGTCGGTCGGTAGAGCGCCCTCTAAGACTCGGACGCGTGCTCCGCCGAGAACGATCGCATCCGATCCGTAGGGGACAGCAAGACCCGAGATCCTGCGTTCTCCTCCCTCGGCTGCTTCGATTTGGACGTTTTCTGTTGTGAATTTAATCATTTAATGTTTCCTCCGGCCGGTTTGCCATTGGTAGAGATTCGGTTTCGCCGATGTAGGAGAGAATATCCATTTCGACGTAGCGTCCGCGTGGTGATACATGCGGAGCGGAAAGGGTTTGTTCGATAGCGTCAACGTACGGTTTTGCTCCGAACAAATAGAGATCTCGTCGAGCTTGTTCGCTGTTTTGGTACGTAAGTCCACCGACTGCGATTCCGACGAGCCACGCTGGAACCTGAGCGATCCGAGCGATCTCTAAAGCTGCTGTAGCTCTTCCGTCCGATAGCTGGAGGGTGCTCGGGTTGATTGCGCTCTCTTTGTAGTCGAGTAGTTCGTTGAGGATTCCTACTGCGTTTTCTCGTCGAGCTGCTGCCCATCCGGAAGCGATCTCTTCGAGCTCCTCGGACGAAAGCGCTTCTCCTCCGGGTTTCACTTGGAGGTAGCCTGCCGGGATCTCAACGGTTGCGAATCGTTGCGCTGCTTTATCGAGCGAGATAGCGATTTCGATCGCTCGTTTCCCGTAGTCCAACATCCCGGGCATACCGGTCATAAATTGCACGACGTTTCCGGGGTCTACTTCTACGCCGTTAAAATAGATTTCTTCCGCTGGAGCTGTCCAGATATCGCCTACCTGATCCGGTGTCGAAATAGAGCCGTAGGGAAGCCATTGGAACGCCGTCGGATACCCGGTCGCTTGTCGTGCTTTCACATACCAAAAGCTCCGACCGAACATCATCAATTCCCGAACACAATTCGAAACAATGAACTGTCGGGTTACTTCCGGGTCGGGACGCTCAAACCACGACTCATTCGGAAGATAATTTTTATCGTAGTCACCGGTCGTCGCGTTGTATTGCTTCGAGTAGGAACGGAATTCGAGAGAGCCAATCGTCGAGGTGATGAGCCCGACCGCTCGGGCAACGGTGGGAATCGACATAGCTTGACTAACTCCGGCTCCCACCGAATATGAGTTAGCCAAGCCGGGAACGCGACCTATCCCGGTCGCTGCTCGCATGGGTGACGCGTCAGCCTGTCGAGATCGGAAGATTCCCACGCTCGGATTCTATCACCTGTGGATTAGTTGTGTAAATCATTTCGAGGTAACAAATTTCGGTCGCTGTTTTGCTGGTGTCCCGATGACTTTCCCCGTTGCTGCTACAGCGCACCGAGCGAGCTCAATCGCTCCCGGTGACCGTATCGAGGTGAGCGTTATCGTCCCGTTCCGGTTTTTTCCAGCTACTGCCCGGTTGATATGTTCGGCGAGCGACACCTGCCCACAATGCCGAATTTTTTCTTCCAAAATGAGCCCTCTAACTATCGCCGTGTATTGGGTCATTTCCCTCGATCCCCAAAGATCCGAGTTTCGTTGGATGTCGAGAGGCGCTACCGATTGCAGCCCCGGAGTGAGCGTAAGTTTTGTTTTCGAGTCCTGTTTACGAATCTCGTCCCATAGTTCGAAGAGGCTCTCTACCCGGAACTCTGAGCGGAGCTGTACGTTTCCGTCGTCACGGAGCGCAGCACGAACACCAACATAGCAAGAGCCGTCCGAATCCGAATCGACAGCAAGAATTCCTCCGTCGGGCATTTCGTCGGAGGTTTCTAGTTTGTCGAACGCTCCGACCGGTAGCCACGAACCGATAGCAGCTGTCCACATATTGAGCGTGTATTGGATGAATTGCTGCTTATCCGGTGAGCCGTATTCGTCCTCTAGGTCTTGCCATGTCAGATAACCGAGATCGAGCGCCGGGTTTGCCATATGCCAATAGCGCCGATCGCCGATCTCAATGTTCGGTGGAGGTGACCACTCAGCGAAATGGAGCCGACCGGGTTCCCCTTTTTCGATCGCTCGCATACCTCGCTCCCTCCAGTTAATAAGCGCAGCGGAGCTCTCGTCTCCAGCGGTGGAGGTAAAGATCGAGAATGGCATAGCCCGAGAACGTTGAGTAGGTAAGAGACCTCCGTTTACTACGGTTTCGTTTACTGCGTGCAGCTCGTCCACGATCAACAGATCGACGGACAAACCGTGTCCGGCTTTCGGGGAGCTCGACTGGATACGCCACCACGAACCGTCATCGTGAGTAACCATCATCCGACCGGAAGAAACATACGTTTTGTATCCGTAGCGTTCCTCCAGAATCGTAAACAAACCATGACTCGGGTCGATCGCTAAAAGCTCAGCCGTCGAAATCATATGAGCAACAGAAAGAACCGTTATCGGTGATCCCCAACGAACACGCCCAACCGTTAGCCAATAGCCAACGATCGAAGCGAGCAGAGCCGTTTTCCCCTGTTGTCGAGCGCAGCTAGCAAGCGAGTAACGATGTAACAGTTTCCCCGAGTCGTCTACCTCTAACGCTCCGTCTAAAAATTCGGCTTGCCACGGATACAGCTCGATCCCGAGATGATCGCTCGCCCACTCGACTACCTCAGAGCCCAAGCTGGAGGTTCCGTGTTTCGGCGTTGAGAGTCTCGCCGGTATTCGCCCCGGTTCGTACAGTTTCGGTTCGTTTTCGTCAAAATTTGGAGAGGCTTCGCTTATTTGCGAGAGATTTCGAGGT